AGTAAAGTAGAGGAAAATAGTAGTAATGGAAAACCCGTCCAAGCCGTTGCTTCTGCTAATCGATCGACAAAAACCGGACGTAAAATTGTGAGACTCACACCCTCTCAAGTTGCAATAGCAAAAAAACTAGGTGTGCCACTCGAAGAGTACGCAAAACACGTGAAGGAGGCGTAATATGACTGAAACAGATAAACAAAAAACCTCACGCAAAACTGAAACCCGTGAATTAAAAACTCGTAAAAGAGGTTGGGTTCCACCTTCTAACTTAGAAGCACCAGAACCACCAGAAGGTTTTCACCATCGGTGGGTAAGATTTGAATTTAGAGGAACACAGGATGAAAAGAATGTGACCGCTAGATTAAGATCAGGGTATGAACCTGTGAGAGCAGATGAGTATCCCGATAGACTTGATTTACCAGCTTTAACAGAGGGTAAATATAAAGGTATTATCGCTGTTGGTGGTTTGATGTTGATGAGATGTCCGATTGAAGTTAAAGAAGATAGAGATGAATATTTTCGAGGTATAACTAACGATCAGAAGAAATCAGTGGAATCAGATCTTATGAGGGAGGAGCACCCTTCAATGCCAATCTCACAAGAGAGGCAATCTCGGGTAGAATTTGGTGGACGCAAAAAATCTTAATGGTTAAGATCTATGTCTCTACCAACATTGTCTAAAGGAGACATAACATGGCTAATATAGATGCGAAATTTGGTCTTCGTCCATACGAAAGATCAGGTTCAAATTATAATAACCAAGGTGTTAATGCGTATCCTCTTAATCTAGAAGGCTCAAGTGGTGGTACTACAAATACTATTTTTACTGGTTCACCAGTAATTCCGCTAACCTCAGGGATGATAGATCAAGCGCAAGCACAAACTGGTGGTAACGTTCCTTTGTTAGGTGTTTTTATGGGTTGTAAATATACAGCTCTTGATGGAACTCCAACATGGTCCGCACACTGGCCTGGTTACGCTTCAATTAAAGCAACTACGGAAGCAATAGCTTACGTAGCGGATAATCCGCACGCTTTATTTGTAATAAATGCAGACGGCGCTTTAGCAGATGGCACTTTATTTAAAAATGCACAGATGGTAACAGCTCAAGACGGTAACACTACAAGTGGTTATTCAAGTGGTGAACTTGATGCCACAAGTGCAGCAGCAGCAAATCCTACTTACAATTTAAAAATTGTAGGTTTTGATGATCAAGCAGCAACAAATGCTGGTTCCGTTGATAAAACAGTAGCAGGCCGATTAGCGGTTTGTAAACTTAACGTTCATTTTATGGACAGCCTTTCAGGTATATAGGAGATAGATTATGGCTATTAATAGAGCACAGCTTGCCAAAGAACTAGAACCTGGTTTAAACGCCCTGTTCGGTTTGGAATACGCACGCTATGAAAATGAAGTTGCTCAAATTTTTGAGCAAGAATCAAGTGATAGAGCTTTTGAAGAAGAAGTTATGTTAGTTGGATTCGGACAAGCTAACGTAAAAGCAGAAGGATCAGCAGTAGGTTTCGATACCGCTTCTGAATCTTTTACTGCAAGATACGTTCATGACACAATTGCTTTAGCATTTGCGTTAACTGAAGAAGCAGTCGAAGACAACTTGTATGACACTTTGTCAGCTCGTTACACAAAAGCCCTAGCGAGATCTATGGCTTACACAAAACAAGTTAGAGGAGCTAACGTGTTAAATGATGCATTTACAGTCACTGGTGGAGACGGAGTTACTTTAGCTAACGTTGCTCACCCAACAGCACTTGGTGGTACCTTCTCAAACAGAAGTGGTACTGATGCTGACTTAAATGAAACCTCATTAGAACAAGCTATGATTGACATTGCTGGTTTTATCGACGAAAGAGGACTAAAAATTGCAATGAAGGGACAGAAATTAATTCTTCCTGTTAACTTGCAGTTTGTAGCCGATAGGATTTTAGAATCTACTCTTAGAGTTGGTACTGCTGACAACGACATCAATGCTATGAAAAACATGGGGATGTTACCTGGTGGTTACACTGTTAACCATTATTTAACAGACACGGATGCATACTTCATTAAAACTGACTGTCCTAACGGATTTAAGCACTTCGTAAGAGCTGCCCTTGCTACTGGCATGGAAGGTGATTTCGATACTGGAAACATGAGATACAAAGCAAGAGAGAGATACAGCTTTGGTTACTCAGATCCTAGATGTGTTTATGCGTCACAAGGTAGTTAATTAAACTAATACTGGATCCTCCCAGATAGAAAAAGGC